AGACCACTTCCGACGCGTCGATTACGCCTGCCGGGCACGCTGGGGGATAAGCGGGATGGTGTGGCGCGCACTCGATCAGCTGGTCAGCCTCGGAGCGCTCGTCCTCGCCGGCTACAGTATCGATCAGGGGGCCGACCCTGTGTTGGCACTCACGCTCGCGATGGTCATCATCTCCGGCCCGAAGCTCGCCGAGTGGTGGCTGGTTCGCGAGGACTACGTCGACTACGAAGAGGTCCAGGCCGCTCGCGAGAACGATGACTGACCGCAAGACGATCACTATCGACGCCGACGTCCATGCCGACCTCGAGGCGCTGAAGCGGGACGGCGAGTCTTGGAGTGACCTGCTCGCGCGGCTATCCGACGGACGTGACAGTGAACACAGACCGAACACACTCACAGAGGCACACATCGACGACATCGCCAACGCGGCGGCCCGACGAACCCTTGAGGAACTCGAAACCGCCCGACGGTAAGCTGAACACAGGATTCATTCATGCCTGACGACGCCACCCCAGAGCCGCAGCTCGTCGACGGCGAGCAACGGCTGTTCGTCGACTTCGACAACACGATCACGAAGGACGACGTCGCCTACTGGAACGGCGAGCGGCCCGAGGTTGACCCGATCGTCGCCGAACGCGTCCGATCGCACTACTACGCCGGCGGGACGGTCGTCGTCTGGACAGCCCGCCCCTGGAGCGAGGCCTACCGGATCGCCGCGCACCTGACGGAGTGGCAGATACCGTATCACGGCCTCCGCTGCGAAAAGGGCTCAGGCGACACCTACGTCGACGACAAGGCGCTGCACCCATCGACATTCTGACATAGACGGCCTCACCGGTTTTCACGCCCACACAGCAGTCGACACCGGTTTTAAAATATAAAATCCGCCTGAACGCTGCGGAACGCTATCACCCATGTCTACTCGCGACCGTCGTGTCAATCTCGCGCTGAAATGGCACTATCTCGACAATCTCGATGTCGGTGAGATCCGGGAGCGTTTTGAGCGTGAGGGAATTGGCTCGTTTGCGCGAGCAACTGTTCGAGGGTATCTCAACGAGAAGCCGAAAGAGGAGATCATCCAGGCGATCGAGCAGGAGAACGCCAACGTTCGCCTCCAGGCTGCCGAACGGTTCGAGCGACTCTACCAACAGGCGATCGAGGATCACGACGAACTCGCCGTCGACGACGAACCGGTCGTCGCGATGGTCCCGCAGATGGACGTCAACAAAAGCGAGACTGACATCCGCGTCGCTGACTGGGAGCAGCTCGACCCCGACGATGAGCGGTGGCCCGAGTGGGCCGACGAGCGCGACACACCGATTGCATTTACCGATGACACTCGCCTGATCGAACCGGGCGCTGAGTACCCGATCGGTGCGAAGCGTGGCCGCCGTCCGGAGTACCGGAAGGCCGTGGTCGGCCTCCGGCGTGACCAGCCCGACCGCGTCGGCCGGAGCTACGCCCGCCAGGAAGCCGCCTCACACATGCGCGAGAAGGCGGACGTCCTCGGCATCTACGAGACGGACATCAATCTGAACACCGACCTCGAGGGCGCACTCCTCGAATCCCTAAAAGGCGCGTACGAGGACGACGATGACTGACTGGGAGCCGGTTCAAGAAGGCGCGTTCTACGAACTTCTTGCCGAGCAAGTTGAAGACGGCTACTTCGATTCCGAGGACGACGATGAGTAGCAGGACACCCACTTCTACCGAGACGTCGTCGAGACCGAGCGTCGAGCCGCCTGAGCACTACGCGACTCGTGCGAAACGCGGCGACGAGACGTGGCTTGAGGATGCCATCGAGGACTACCTTGGCCTCACGGTCACCGCGGCCCAGCAGCGCATCTGCCAGGCGCTCGTCAACAACGAGAAGGTGGTCGTGGTCACGGCGAACGGGCTGGGAAAGTCGTACATCCTCGCGGCGATCGTCAACGTCTGGCTGCTGACGAAGTACCCAGCCATCGCCTTCGGAACGAGCGGAACGTATGCGAAGCTGAAGCGGACGTTCTGTAAGCCGATCGAAGCACTCCACGACAACGCGCTCCAAGGCGTCGGCCTCCCGGGGACGTACAAGCAACAGCCGCCCCGCATCGAGATCGACGGCGAGCCGGAACACTACTTCGAGGCGGCCAGCCCCGAGGACGCCGGCGAGCTCGAGGGCGTCCACACCGCCTACACGCTCGGCATCATCGAGGAGGCCGACAAGAAGGCCATCGACGAGGACGTCCTCGACGCGATGACGTCGCTGGTCACCGACGACCGCGATCGGCTCATCGCCATCTCGAACCCGCCGACAGACGAGACAAACGTCGTCGCCGACCTCCTGGACGATCCGACGTGGGCAACCGTCCAGCTGTCGAGCTTCGAGAGCCACAACGTCCAGGTCGAGACGGGCGAGGCAGACGGCCCGCTGATCGACGGGCTGGCCACGCTCGGGAAGATTCGTGACGACTGGGAGAGCTTCAACGACGAGCCGTGGCCGGGCGTCGAGCAGGCGCGGACAGCTCACGAGCGCAAGAAGGACCTCGACACGCGCTGGTACCGCCGGAGAGCTGGTGTCATCCCACCGGACACGGCCAGTGCGTACCGTCCGTACAAGGCCAACACGGCAAAGCAGGCGTACACCGACCCGGCCGCGACGAACTACTTCGGCTCGGCCGACACGACCAACCGGCCGGTCGGAACCGGCATCGATGTCGCCGGCCCAGGGAGTGACCGGACGGTCGCGATCTCCTACTTCCGAAACGGCGACTTCGAGGTCCGCTACACGACCCAAGACGCGGACTACCCGGCACAGGAGACGGCGCTGATGAACGACTCCCGGCTCGGCGGCGATCCACACCACCCGGTCGCTGTCGACGCCTCCGGTGAGGGTAGCGGGCTGGCGAGTTACCTCGCTGACCGACTGCCGGACGTCCACCGGTTCGGGAGCGACAAGAACCCGCTCACGGACGGGACTGACGACGACAACCCGTACGGCCTCGTGAATTACGCCTCGCAGCGCGCGGAGGCGCTGGCCGCCCTCGGCGACGTCCTCCCGGACGCGACGTACATCGACACGGACCTGCGCGAGGAGCTGGTCATCGGTGGTCGGACGATCGAGTACGGCACGAAGACGCTCGATTCCCGTGGCGAGCACGGCGCCGAGGTCGTGACGGTCAACTCAAAGGACGACGTCGAGGACCGACTCGGGCGCTCGCCGGACTTTCTCGACGCAGCGGCACAGGCGGTGTGGGCGGCCGAGTGTACGCCGGACGCCCTCGAGGCGAGCGACGTAGTGGTGCTCTAACATGCAAGTCACAGTACTCTGGAGTGGCGAGGCAGCCGAGGCACAGGGCCGTGAAACGACATGGCACAACATTGACTGGGTGGAAGAACACCCCGACGAGTTGAAACTCCACGCGAGCGACAGCGATCATCCGGTTGTCGTCGATCGCGACTACGTCCTCGCGTACAACCGGACGGATACGGAGTAACTGAGTCATGCGCGACCCAGCTACTGGTCGACCGGTTCCGGACGACCAGGCCAGACTCGCGGCGGCCGGCGACGGTTCTGGTGAGGAACTCGAGGCCGACCCGCAGGCTCGCGACGAGAAGCCGATCACGGTCGGCTCCGAGGAGCACACGGCGGAGCCCGAGTACGACAACATCTCGTCGTGGGTCGACCAGTTCAAGAACAACCCGCTGGTCGGTGTCCCGCATCAGAACTTCGCCGCGGACGTCACCGAGCCGGGCGCGGCCGTCGTCGTCGAGCAAGACGACATGGACGGGGACGCCAACGCCCCCAACGATGCCGACATACCAACTGTCCCCGAGGACTTCCCGGACAGCCGGTACGCTGGCCTCGATCTCGACGAGGCGCTTGAACAGTGGCTCGGCGACTGCTACATCGACGGGTGGGATTTCGACGCCGACTTCTCTGAACTCCTCGAGGCGGTCGTCCTCGACCGGCGTGGCCGGCGGGGGACCGCCATCATCGAGCACGCCTACGACGACGCGACCGAGCGCAGGCATCTGCTCGGGCTCCGGCCGATCAAAGTCGAGACCGTGACGGCCTACACGCGCGAGGGGAAGAACATCGTCCTCCGGCCGGATGATCAGACAAACGACTTCGAGAGCGTCGCCATCTACGACCTCGGCGACGACTCCCGTGAGGACGCCCCACGGACCCCGGCGGGCAAGACCGCGGCCATCGCGCAGTATGATGACGTCTTTGGGACGAGCGAGCGCGACGAGATCCCGTTCGCGCTCTCGGATATCACCGTCTCGGCGTACAACGCTGACACCGGACAGTTGTTCGGTCGCCCCGACACGGCGTCCGTGGCCGACCGGGCGGCGGCCGTGAAAAAGAAGCTCGAACGCGTCGACCAGGCAGTGTTGAACGCGGCATTCACGAACATCATCGCTCGCGTCGACTCGACGGACGGCGAGGTCGTCAAGAAAGTTCGCGACAACCTCGATCCGAACGCGCCGGAGACGGTGTCGGCGACGAATGCACCGGTCGAGCTGACCGAAGCCGACGGTGGCGTCCCGGATGCCGTCGGCACGATCCAACAGGAAATCGAGTTCGTGCTCGCGGCGATGCCGACGCCACTCTACCGCGTGGGCTTCGCCGGCGACATCAACCGCGACGTGACCGACGTCCAACAGGAAGACTACCGCGACGAGATTCGGCGGGAGCGGACGCGTCTCGAGGCTGACTTCCAGAAACCGATCCGGATGAAGGCCGCGGAGTTCCTCGAAGGCGATCCACACGCGGAGCTCCCCGACGGTGTCGATGTCCACCTCGAAATCCGGCCGCCGGACGCGGAGAGCCCGCTGCAGGACGATGCGTTCGACGCGGACGCGTTCAACACGCTGATGAGCGGGTTGAGCACGGCCGCCGGGCCGAAGGGTGGTGCCGATGCGATCATCCCGCGGCGGGTGATCGTCGACCAGCTGCTCGACATGGACGCCGACGAGCTGCTCGGTGAGCCGACCGACGTCGGCGACGACACGGCAGCGGCGCTCGAACCCGCCCAGACGGATCCGGAGGTCCAACGGGCGTTCGAGGAGTTCACCGACGCGGAGTTGTCGCCGGGCAACGAGACAGCTTGGCTTGAGGCCCGCTACTCCGAGGGCGACGACGGTTCTTTTAGCGACGTGCCGGTCATCCCGACCGGCATCGAGACGCTCTCGGACGCGTGGGTCCGACGATGGGCGGAGTGGATCGCCGCCGGGCGGCCGGAGATCGCGGAATCGGAGCAGCTCGCCGAGGTCGCCGAGCTCGACTGGAACCCGTCGCTCCACCCGCGCGACCCGCGGACGGGGCAGTTCGTCGAGCGGCCGTTCGACCTACCCGACGACGCCCCGGACTTCGGGGATATGTCGGCGGCGGAGACGCTGTCGTACATCGACGAGAACGGCGGCGACATCGCCGGCACGGTGTTCGACCCCGACTCGCCGGTGACGGTCGACGGCGTGTCGAACGACGCGACGAGCCTGGACGACGTCGGCGATGGCAACGGGGACGCGTCATCATCGTCGGCAGCGGAGTTCCGGCGTGGTATTGACACAGTCGAAACCGGCGCCGAGCTCAGCGCCGAAGAGGTTTCACCCGGCGACACGATACAAGTCGGCGACGGGCGGATGGCAACGTATGTTGAGGTGGAAGAGGTCGCGGACCCCGAATACGCTGACGACCTCGTCTTTCGGGGGACGAACGCCGCCGGAGGCCCTTCTGAAGCCCGCTCCTCGAAAGGGACTATCCGCGAAGCCGAGCCGGTCAGGACACCAGACTTCGATCTTGAGTGGGGAGACGATCTCGATGCGCGAACCGAAGAGACGCTTACGGCGATCGAAGAGTCCGTCCCGACTGGAGACGACGCCCCGCTAAACTACGGGAGTATGCCCCTCCCCGACGACGATGCGTTCGACGAACGCGGGGCAGAGGGTTTCCTTGATGAGGTTCGACCACAGCTCGCCGCCGGGCTCGCGGCTGCTAAAGATGGCGAGGTCGCAGAAAAGACGCTCGGACGGTTCGGGCAGTTAGGCGATAATGGGCCTGGAGCCGACGGGAAGTTGCGGAACTTCTCGGGAACGGCAAAAGTCGCCGGGCAGGGGCGCGAGGCGATCAAACTTTCCACGCTCAGTGAACAGACATCTATCCACGAAGCCGCTCATAACTTGTTCAAGGCGTTTGGGCTTCGGGGACAGTCGAACGGAGCGGCACACGACTATGAGGGCGACATCCCCGACTTCGACCTCACGTCCACCGCGGGCGAAGCCGACGACATCGACAGTTACAGTATCACACCGCCGGATGAGACGCCGATCGACACAGATGGAGACGGGGTCTCATTCGGCCGCAGCGAGTGGGAGACGCGCGTCCGCGGTGAAGTGAGTCGAGAACTCTCGGCAAACAGGTTCTCCGAGCCGGACGACTTCGAGACGTGGGCGACCGAAGACGCGGCTGTCGGCGATATGCTGCGTTTTGATGAGTATCCGCTCCAGACATTCGACGAGGGCGGCCCACAGAACTACCGGATCGCTGAAACGCTCACCGGCGATGAGGTCGACGTCGTCGGCGCGCGCCGTGGGTTTGAACTTGAAGGCCCGGACGGTGAAACGTTCCGTGTCGGCGTCCGTCGGGGTGGGGAGATAAAATCGGCCGACATCCATGAGACGAACGGTTTCTTGCCGGACGTAAACAAAAAGCGAAACGGAACCCCTGGCGCGTGGGGGTCATCGTCGCCCGATCTCGATGAGGTGCTCGGGAATGACGACCCGAGCGACACAGCGACGGAACGCATCCACCGGGTCGCCCGCGAAGCGAACGCGGCATGGTTTAAAATGAACCTCATAAACCAGAACTCCGGCGAGTCCGCGGCGGAGGAGGCGACGATCGGTGGGAACTATTCAGCGACCAACACGCATGAAACACTCGCCCGACTCCACGAATATATGCAGGCTGATACCTCAGCCACGGAAAACGCCCAGACCGCAAAATCTCTCGTGAAACACCACCCGCGGCTGCTTGAATCATACCGACACGCGTTCGACATCCCGGATCAAATGCGAGAGAATATCAACAGCGCCCTCGCTGGCACCGATGCGGAGGTCCGGCTATGAGGCGCGTCATCCTCAACTCTGACGGCGACCGGCTCGGGATGGTCAACGACGACCCCTTTGAAGTCTCGCCGGCCGCGACCGCCGACGCAGACCTCGAAGCGGCGTTCGAGGGCGTCGCGGACGCGACCGACGCCGACACCGCAGCGCCGCCGGTCAACTCCGACCAACTCGCCGCCGAATCATTCGATTCGGAGAGCCTCGCCCATCGCCGCCAGCTTATCCGAGCCGCCGCTCGGGCGAACGGGTGGGCACTCGTCAATCCGACGGAGGCTCAACGTGGCACCCTTGCCCGACAGTATTTGGAGGGCGACGTCGTCCAGTCGCCGCAGGGGCTTGGCGTCGTGACCGGTGTCGAGACGGAGCCGTTCGAGGGCAAGAACGGGGAGCAGATTGACGCGAGCGACTCCTCGCCGACGTACATCGTCGCCCTCAAGGACGCCCGCGTCGGCGTCGGCTTCTACTCGGCGTCGGAGCTCTCGGAGACGGAGATGCCGGACACGGGCGTCGGCGACCCGACGGCGGCGCTCGCGATGTCTGACGCCGAACTCGCCGACGGTGACGCGGCGCTCGCGGAGACGACGTTCGACATCCCCGACTCGTGGGAGGACTCGCCGAAGTCGAACCGTCTCATTCTCCTCGACGCGTGGTCGTCGATGGGGGGCACCTTCGAGGGCGCCCGCCGTGAACTTGGTTCGAACCGACTCGCAGCGAGCATGAAAGACCGCGTCCTCCAGTGGGAAGCGTGGCGAGAGGGCGTGACTGACGATGCCTGACCCGTCAAAGGAGCGTCGCGACGACTTCCTCGCAGCTATCCGCGAGCGTTTCCGGGACGTCCGCGAGGCGATCGTCCGGTGGGTTGGTGAGGAGGACATCTTGGGGCTGCGGACGAAAACGAACACGCCGGCGACGGCGGCTGAGTCACCTGACGACGCCCCCGACATCTTCCGGTTCCAGACGGACTCGGCGAAGGTCGGGGCATTCATCGCGTGGCTCGGCGACCGCGTCCAGCGTGACGTCCTCAAGCCCGCCGACCGAGAAGCGATCCGGAACGGCGAGCACTGGACGGCTGACCTGCTTCGGCCGACGTACGTCCAGGCGTGGCAGCAGGGGCGCTCCCGGCTCCGGACGGCGGGGGTCAGTATCGGGCCCGTAGAGGACGCTGAGGACATCTTCCAGCTGCCGGTCGCCGAGCGTGACCTGCGTCGGATCTACACGCGGACGTACGAGAACCTGCAGTCGGTCACGGCCGACACCGCCGAGCCAGTCCGGGAGACGCTCACCGAGGGCCTTGAGAAGGGCTGGAACCCACGGAAGACGGCCCGCGAGCTCGACGAGACGGTCGAGTCGCTGCAGCGAACACGGGCCGAGACACTCGCCCGGACGGAAACGGTGAGCGCCTACACCGAGGGCACGATTTCGCGGTACAAGCGGGCTGGCGTCGACACGGTCCAACACGGAGAATGGATTGATTCTGATGACAGCCGGGTCTGCCCAGTCTGCAGCTCTCTCGATGGACGCGAGATACCACTCGCGACGATCGACTCGGCGACGTTCACGTTCTCGCCAGATGACGACGAACCGGACTCGCTGGCGGGGACCTACAGCCTGAAGCCCCCCACACATCCGGGATGTCGGTGCGTACTGGCCGCTGTCGTTGACTGACGACATCAACGCCGATGACGCCCGCTGGTGGCCG